CGCCAACGGATACACGGGACAGCGCGTTTCTACTCATGCAATTGAGTACGCCATCCAGTCGTATGGCACTATTTCGGACGCCATTGCTTATACCTATCAGCAAGAAGGCCACGCATTTTATGTCCTTACCTTCCCCACCGCTGGCAAAACGTGGGTCTACGACGTAGCCGTCAACTCCTGGCATGAGCGTGCCGGCTTCTCCTTGGGCGACTTTGTGCGCCACCGCAGCAACTGCCACGCCGCCTACAACAACGTCCCGCACGTTGGCGACTTTGAGAACGGCAAGATTTACGTCCTTGACCTGTCCGTGTACGCCGACGATAACCAGCCGCAAAAGTGGCTACGGTCGTGGCGGGCGCTGCCTACGGGCCAGAACAACCTAAAGCGCACCACGCACCATGCCTTGCAGTTGGACTGCGAGTCGGGCGTGGGGCTGTCCGGCATAGACCTTGCAGATGCTTATACTTACATCACGTTGCTGACCGAAACCGATGTCAGCATCACCACGGAATCTGACGAAGACCTATTGCTTGCCGATTACGGCATCCTTGGCGTTAACCCGCAGATTATGCTGCGCTGGTCAGATGACGGCGGTCACACTTGGTCCAACGAACACTGGTCGCAGGTGGGCAAGATTGGCGGCTACAGCCAGCGCGTGTTCTGGCGTCGGCTTGGCATGACGCTAAAGTTGCGCGACCGTGTGTACGAGATTTCTGCCACTGACCCGGTAAAGACAGTCATTATGGGCGCTGAACTCATACTGAGCGGCACAAATGGCTGAGAACCCGCCAAACGTCACCCAGATACCTGCCCCGCGTGTTGACTTTATCGACAAGCGCACGGGCTTGATGTCGCGTGAGTGGTACCGCTTTTTCGTCAACATTTACGATATTGCGGGCGGCGGCGGCAGTTCTGTCTCGCTAGCCGATTTGCAGGTCAGCCAGATAGGCGGCGTGTCGTTTGACTCCGTAGCGGAGATGATGAAAACGCTACAGGACTTGGAACTGCAACCGCCCGTAGTGCCATCTACCGCCAGCACCTCCTCGGTGTTTACCTCCTCGGCAAACGGGTTAGCCCCCGCGTCCGGTGGCGGTACTGTCAACTACCTGCGGGCAAATGCAACTTGGGCGTCCCCCACAGGCGGGATTGTTATGTCGTCCGGCGTCGGCAGTCCCAACGGGGTAGTCGTCGGCAGCCCCGGCGATATCTACTCAAATACTAGCGGTGGCGCAGGCACGACCTTGTACGTCAAGGAATCTGGGTCAGCAACCAATACTGGCTGGGTTGCCAAGTGACCCGCGTTATCTTTCGGAGTGAACCATGACCGTTAATCTTTCCCCCGTTGCTGGCGCTGGCTGGCAGTTTTTTACCGACACCGGCACGGTTCTGTCTGGCGGCCTGCTGTACACCTACGCAGCCGGTACTACCACTCCCACGACCACCTATCAGGACTCGGCTGGGCTGGTGCCTAGCGCCAACCCCATCGTGCTGGACTCCGCTGGGCGGGTATCTGGCGAGGTTTGGTTGACCTCCGGTACGGCGTATAAACTCGTCCTGAAGACCTCCGTTGGCGTGACCATCTGGACGATGGACAACCTACGGGGTATCAACGACGCTACGGCTGTGGCGTGGGCGGCTATCACCGGCAAGCCCACTACGGTCGCCGGATTTGGCATCACAGACGCCCTCACAACGTCCGTGGCGGCCTCTACCTACGCCCCCCTAGCCTCGCCTACCTTCACGGGTACGGCGTCCGCCAAGGACGAACTGAACAACACCTACAACCTTGGCTGGCGCGACTGCCCGCAGAACTCCCAAGCTGGGAGTTACCAGTTGGTGCTAGCAGACCGTGGCAAGCAGGTGCTGATGAGCGGCGCTTCTCTAACGCTGACCGTCCCCGCCAACGGTACGGTAGCATTCCCCATCGGCGCAACTATTATGGTGGTAAACACGGACACCACCTCGCTGACCATTGCCATTACCTCGGATACGATGACGTTGGCTAACAGCACCACAACCGGCAGCCGTACCCTTGCCCGCAACGGCATGGCTACCCTGACCAAGATTGGCGCAACTAACTGGTTGATTGCCGGTTCGGGCCTGACCTAATGAGTGGCATCCTTGCCGCATTGCTGGTTAACAGCAGCGCCTCCCCCGGTACGTTTGACTACGACGCACCAGGCGCCGGCACCCTAACCATTCCCAGCGGCTACACCACCTGCATTGTGCAGGTCTGGGGCGCAGGCGGCGGCGGTGGCAGGGGCGGCGCTTTCGGCGCTTTTGGCGGTGGCGGTGGCGCTGGCGGGTATTCCAAAAGCAGCTTGACTGTCACAGGTGCGGGTGGGCAGACAATTCTCTATACTGTCGGCACTGGAGGTACCGCTAACGGCGGCCCCGGCGGTTTGTCAAATGCCTACGCGGGTACATTTACCATGACCGCGATGACCGGCAACGGGGGCAACGGCGGAACGGTCGGTGTAGACGGGACAGGCGGCACGGCTACTGGCGGCACGGTCACCAACACGACTGGCGCTAGCGGGTCTACAGGCGGTGGTGGCGGCGGTACTGTTGGCGACAACGGTTTGACGGCAGGCGCGGGTGGTGACGGTGGTGACGGGGCTGAAATAGGCCCGCCTTATATCCCAGCCACCAACGGCTTGCCCGGTGAAGCCGGTCGCGTCCGGTTCGTGTTCAGTTAAGGAACAAGCATGACAGTCACGATTAAGGTACTGATACCGTCCAAGATTGCTGAGGCTAGTCAAACTACCCAGTACACGGCTGGCGGCGTCAAAACCATCATCGACAAGTTCACGGCGACCAACTACTCAGCGTCGGCGGCTACCCTGTCTGTCAACTTGGTCACCCAGTACGACAGCACCGGCAACCAGAACCTGACCGTGAAAACGAAGTCGCTGGCGGCGGGTGAGACGTACACCTTCCCCGAGATTGTGGGTCACTACCTAGAGTCCGGCGGTTACATTTCGACGCTCGCGGGTACGGGTTCGGCTATCAACATCCGCGCTAGTGGGCGGGAAGTGACGTGAGCCATCGGGAGTCACTGACGGCGCATTTTAAGCGGCTAGACCTGCCGCCGGATGCTGCTGCGTGGCTCCTGAACCTGTGGGACGTAATACAGGTGTTTGACGACCTGTACGACCGCGATGAGGTGTCGCGGCACGCTGTCCTGACGACCGTATGGCGGGTGCTGGTAGCGATGCCTGCCAACCCGTTCTACAAGGTCAACGAGCCGCACCTGTCGCCCATCATCGCCAACGCCCTGTTCAAGTGGCAGGCGGCGAATGTGGCAGAGGATGACAACGCGCCTACGGAGGTTTCCTTCGTGTGGCGTGCTGCGTTTTACGATGTTGTGTTAATGGTAGTCGCGCTTTGTCACGGCCCCGACAAAGCACTTGAAATGGCACACGATGTGATGGGGCTGTACGGCGAAAAGTACGCCGACTACCTGAAGGAGTTTGACTATGCCTGACCCGGTAACCGCAGCAGTATCCGCCGTAAAAGGTGGTTCCTCTATCCTAAAAGCCAAAAACTCCAAAAAAGCAGCAAAGAGAGCCGCTGAAACGGCTGCTGCTGGGCAAGAAAAGGCACTTGCGCTCCAAAAGGAGATGTTTGACAAGCAAGTTGCCCTACAGGAACCGTTTCGTCAGGCAGGCGTTACCAGCACCGCTGAACTTATGCGGCAGATGGGATTGGGTGGCGATGCGGCATCGCAGGGTTACGGCAATATGCTGCGCGACTTCTCTGCCGCAGACTTTCAGGCAGACCCTGGTTATGCGTTTCGTATGTCAGAAGGGCTGAAGAGCCTTGACCGTCAAGCGGCTGCACGCGGCGGATTGATTTCTGGCGGCGCATTGAAGGCGTCTCAGCGTTACGGGCAAGACCTTGCCTCTCAGGAATATCAGAACGCCTACAACCGCTACAACACCAACCGCGCTGCCCGCTACGGAATGCTGACGGGCCAGCAGGGCGTTGGCGCTGAGGCCGTAAACGCACTTGGTGGCGCTGCTCGCAACTACGCAACTCGGGGCGGCGAAAACATCACTAGTGCTGCTGACGCCCGCGCTTCGCAGTATGGCCCAATTGCCAATTACAATAATCAAATGATTGGCGACCTGACTTCGTTTGGAACGGATTTGCTTGGCGGCATGGGAAAGTTTGCTAGCCCTGCTGCTTCTAGGCAGATTGCGGCTGGCTATAGTCGTTGGAATGACCCGACTGCAAGCATGAACAACGCCTTTCGTTACCCGACTGGAGGCTAAATCATGGCATCCGTATACGACATCTCTTTTCCTAACGTGGCGCTAAATGCTGATAACGAATCAGTGTTTGCGCCAATTGACCGCGCTCAGGAACGTCAGGCAAAGCAGAACGCTTTAGCCGCCGCCCAGCAGCAACAGTTTGACCAGCGTGCTGTGCGTAACCTGCTTGCATCTAGCATTGACCCTGCTACGGGCATGACTAACTTTCAGCAGGCGTTTATGCAAGCACCGCAGCGGTTCCGCCCCGAACTGCAACAGTTGCAACAAGCTGACCTGATGGCGCAAACCGAACTTCGTGGCAAGCGTGCAACTGCGGCAAAGTCAGAAGCAGATGCGGCAAAAACCGAAAATGAACGTATGGCTCAAGCCATGCAAACGCTTGCGTCTCTTACCGGCGCTTCGGTAGACGAATCTAGTTACCAAACCAATTTGCAAACTGCGCGGGACATGGGTTTTGACGTTTCTAACGCCCCAGCCAATTTTGACCCGAGTTATGTCAGAAATCAGAACTTAGCAGCAATTGATGCTGCCAAGCGGTTTGAGTTAGAGGCTACCCGCGAGCGCGACAAAGCAACGGCGGCAAATCAGCGCGGGACGCTTAGTGTTGCCCAACGCAACGCTGCTGTTAACGAAGCAGCAGAAAGGCGACAAGCGGCATCTGGTGCAGCGTTGTCACCGGCTGAAGCAGCGCGTCAGCGTGCGCTTGGCGAGTCTCAGGCTAAGTTTGAAGTGGCCTTTCCGCAGGCCAAAGAAGACACAACGCAGGCTATTGGCCTAATTGATGAAATGATAGGTAACGCCACATACGACCCTAAAACTAAAAGGGTTATTTATGGGGACGTGGCTCCGCACCCAGGCTTTAAAGGCGCTGTTGGTTTTGGCATCGGCACTCGGTTTATTCCCGGCACTGCTGCTGCTAGTTTTCAGGCTTTGTTTGACCAAGTGCAGGGCGGTGCGTTCCTGCAAGCGTTTGAAACCTTGCGCGGTGGCGGTGCTATCACTGAAAAAGAAGGCGCTAAAGCTACTTCTGCCAAGAATCGTATGTCGCTGGCTCAAAGCGAAGATGAGTTTGTTAAGGCGGCTATTGAATTTAGAGAGGTTATGAACCAAGGCCTCAAGCGTGCAGAAGCTCGCGCTTTAGGTTCGTCTGCAACGCCAGCACCTAGTGCGGCGGCTATTCAGCACCTTGTTGCCAATCCTAACTTGGCAGCGGCGTTTGACAAAAAGTATGGGGCTGGCGCTTCTGCTGCTTATCTTTCAAAGGGCAAGTAAATGGCTGCCAACCCTTTTGACCAATTTGATGCTCCTGCGGCAAACCCGTTTGACCAGTTTGATGCGCCTGCGCCGTCTGCTAAAAAGCCTACGGCGCGTCCGCAACCAAAAGCGTTTTCTGCGGAAGACCTAAAGAAAGTTCCGCAGACGTTTACGGCTGGCATGCTGCAAGGCTTAGGCAGCATGGGTGCAACCCTGCTTGCGCCTTTTGACTACCTTGTGCCAGAAGAGTACGGCGGTAGGCCAAACCGTCGCGCTGATATTACCAACGCACTAGCTGAAATGTATCAGCCGTCCTCCACTGGCGTCAGCGGGTTTGCTGGCGGCGTAGGTAACGTGTTGCCCATGATTGCCGGTACGGCGGGGCTAAGTATGCCTGCTGCCGTGGCGCAGCGCGGTCTTGCTGGTGCTATTGCAACCGGCGGTCTAAGCCGAACCGTTGCAAATCTTCCCACTCGCATTGCGGGCGGCGGCATTGGAGGCGCAACCGCTGCTGGATACGTTAACCCTGAGGACATGGCAACTGGCGCTGCTATCGGCGCTGCACTGCCGGTTGTTGGCGGCGCTGCTGGTCAGACCGTTCGCAAACTGATTGAAGCCTACAATGCACTTGGCCCCGGCGCTGCCAAGGCCCGCGTTGGCGAAATGCTGCGTGAAGCCGCAGGCTCCCGGTTAGGCGCTACTCGGGCCGCGCAAGCTGCACAGCCGAATCAACTTGCCAGCCTTGCGTCGGCAGAGGCGTCTACGCCTGGCTATCAAGCCCTGATGCGTGTTGGCGAAAAACTAGATACCGAAAGCACTCGTTATTTTGCTGATGAGGCGGCTCAGCAAGCAGAACGCGCTGCACTTAGCCGTGCGGCGGGCGGTACTACGCAAACGGAAGCTCGTGCTGTCCGCGAACGTACAAAAGAGGTTTTGGACGAAGTTACCCGTCCTATGCGTGACCGTGCTTTAGAGTTGGCAGGCATTGGCGGCACTCGCGGTCGTGCTTTGCAAGGTCAAGCCGCAGCAGCAAGCCGTGAATCTACTGCTGCTGTTGAGGACGTTCGTCGGTTTACGGCAGCAACTGACCGCGCTAATGAATGGGCGCGTAACTGGACCTCTAGCACGGGCGCTGGTCGTCCCGCTGGTATGCCCATTCCTCCCGTGGGCGCAACATTTCCCGGCGAACTAGCGCAGCGTGCAGAGCAAGTTGCTGGGCAACGTGCTGGGCAGTCTCTAACGGCTGGCGAGGCTCGTCGTGAAGCCGAGATGCGACTCGCAAGCCTAAAGGCTGCGGGGCTAGAGCCTTTGCGTCCTGATAGCGTGCTAAAGGGCATTCGTTCCAAGTTGGCTACCCCAGAAGGGGCTATAAACGAAAACTCTGCCCGAGTGTTAACTCGCGTTGAAAAGATGCTAGCTGACTGGACTAATCAGTACGGCGACATTACGCCGGAAGCCCTGTACGCCATTCGCAAGTGGGGCGTGTCTTCAGCGGTGGACGACCTTATGAGTGCCGCTGACCCAGCATCAAAAAAGCGCATCGCAGCGCAAGTGATTGCCGAGGTAAACCCGCTCATTGACAACGCAATTGAAAAGGCTGGCGGTAAGGGCTGGCGCGATTACATACGCACTTACGCCGAAGGCATGAAGGATATTGAGCGCAAAGAGTTGCTTGCCAAGGCAATGGAACTGTATGACAGAAGTCCTGATGAGTTTACGCGGCTTGTCAATGCAGAATCGCCTGATGTCGTTGAAAGCATTTTGGGGCCGGGAAAGTACGACGTATTTGAGGAATTGACGCAAAACCTTGGTCCGCTAGAAAAGGTTGTTGCTGACCTTCGCATTCGCACTTTGGCTGGCAAGAAGGCAGGTGAAGGCGCAGACGTTGCCAAAAACCTAATATCCGCTAGCGAACGTAATGTCCGCATTCCCAATTTCTTTAGCGCCAAAGTCACGCTGACCAACGAAGTGCTTCGGGGTCTTGAAGGCAAAATATCGGCAGATGCTTTGAACGTGCTTGCTCAGGCTTCGCGGTCAGGACAGGCGGCAAACGAGGCAATGATGGCGCTTTCGCCTACTGACCAAAGCAAAGTAGTTCAGTTTGTCCGGAAGTACGTTACCCGCAACCCAAAAATGCGAAATGCCTTGGCGGCTGTTCGACCAGGCGCTGTTGCTGCTGCCGCCACCAACGCCCTCTCCCCGCCAACCCAAAACGCCCTCGCGGAGCAATGATGGAAGTCCTCAGCCTGTTCCAAGCCCTGCTCGCCATCGCTGTGTCCGTTGCTGGTTGGTTCCTACGCTCGCTGTGGGGCAACCAGACGCTGCTAGAAAAAGCCCTGATGCAGCACCAGATGGATGTCGCTGAGAAGTACGTCCGCAAGGACGACTACCGCGCCGACATCATGGAGATAAAGGGGATGCTGGACAAGATTTTCAACCAGCTCAACCAAAAGGCCGACAAATGAGCTTCGAGCAGGCCGTTGCCCTTGTCCTGAAGCACGAGGGCGGCTACAGCAACGATAGCCGCGACCCCGGCGGTGAGACACGCTTTGGCATCAGCAAGCGTGCCTACCCTGACGTAGACATCCTCCGGCTGACCGAGGACGAGGCCAAGGCCATCTACAAGCGCGACTACTGGAACACCCTACGCCCCGACGAGATACCCGCCCCGCTCGCCATCTGCGTGTTTGACGCTGCCGTCAACATGGGCCGCGACAAAGCCATACGGCTGCTCCAGCGGGCCTGTGGCGTCGCTCAGGATGGCGTCATGGGGGGCAACACCATCGCCGCCGCTAATCGCCTTGTAGACCCTGTGGTGCGGTTCTCCGCAGAGCGGGTGATTGCCTACACCGGCATCCGTGGCTTCGACACCTTTGGCAAGGGCTGGCTACGGCGCACCATCACGACGGCACTGGAGGCTTCAAAATGACCCCACTTATCGGCGGACTGCTAGACGCTGGCCTAAAAGTGCTAGACCGCGTGCTGCCCGACCCTGCCCAGAAGGCTGCTGCTCAGTTGGAACTGCTGAAGTTGCAGCAGGCCGGTGAGTTTCGGGTGCTGGAAGCCGACCTGCAACTGGCACTGGCGCAGACCAAAATCAACGAGGTTGAGGCCGCTGCACCGGATATGTTCCGTGGTGGCTGGCGCCCTGCCGCTGGCTGGGTCTGCGTGGCTGGCCTTGGCTACCAGTTCCTGTTCCAGCCCCTTGCAGCGTGGTCTGGCAGCGTTCAGGGCTGGCCTGCACCCCCTGTGCTAGACCTTGGTGACCTGTACGGCCTCCTGTTCGGTATGCTCGGCTTGGGTGCTTACCGTTCATTTGAGAAGACAAAGGGCAAGGCCTAGCCATGGCTGCCTCCCTAACGGCGAGGCGAGCCAAAATCCCTAAAACTTTCCACGTCATGGGCCACACCATCAAGGTGAAGCGCATTCCCAAGACCCGGTGGAAGGCGGGCAAGAACTGCGTTGGGTACTTTGACCCCGCAAGCATGACCATCGCGGTTTGCTCCAGCATGGCAGCGTCTGCACAAGAACAGACGTTCTGGCATGAGGTGACGCACTGCATCCTATTCGCACTCAACTCTCCTTCCTACGAGAACGAAGAGTTTGTTGACCAGGTTGGCGGCCTGTTACATCAAATTGTTTCCTCAATGGAGTTTTGAGATGGCAACGAGAGTCACGAATGCTGAATTTATTACGACATGGCAGCGGTTACGTTCGCCCGCAAAGGTCGCAAAAGCGTTGGACCTTCACATTCGCAACGTCTACCGGCGGCGAACGCTGATTGAGCGCCAAGAGGGAATCTCCTTAAAGACTGATGACGATGTGGTAAGGACGAGCGTAAACAACGACGTTCGCAAGCGCGTTGAGAAGTTGAACGACCATCGGTTTACCCACGCCGAATACGAGTCGCAAGTCCTGCTTGCTGATGGCGTTGTGGTGGTGTTCTCGGACGCCCACTACTGGCCCGACATCGTCACGGTTGCCCACCGCGCCCTCGTTGAAATCATCAAGCGCCTGCGTCCCAAAATGGTGATTGCCAACGGCGACGTTCTCGACGGCGCGACCATTTCGCGGCACCCGCGTATTGGCTGGGAGAGCCGACCCACCGTGCAACAGGAAATCGAGGCCATGTGCCTGCGGATGCGTGAAGTGGAACTTGCTGCCAGTGGCGCACAACTCATCCGCACGTTTGGCAACCACGACCTGCGGTTTGAATCGTACATTGCTGCCAATGCCCCAGCCCTCGAAGGCGTCCACGGCACCAGCCTGTTCGACTTCCTGCCGGCATGGCGCGGCTGCTATGCCTTGCACCTAAACACCAGCCTGCCGGGCTGGACAGTCATCAAGCACACCCATGTCGCTGGTGGCGTCCACTCTGCGTACAACTCAACCCTTCGTGCCGGCGTGAGTTACGTCCACGGGCATTTGCACAAGCTGCAAGTCGTGGGCTACGGCGACTATCGCGGGCGGCGCTACGGTATTGACACCGGCACGCTTGCGGAACCCAAGGGCGAGCAGTTCCGGTATACGCAGGGCGGCCCACTGAACTGGTGCAGCGGGTTTGCCGTGCTAACGTACCGCGACGGTGAACTGCTGCCGCCGGAGTTGTGCGAAGTCATCAACGGCAAGGCGTGGTTCCGTGGCGAGGAGGTAGCACTGTGAGAGACTTTGACAACGTAAACCCCGCCCACTACCGGCGTAACAACATTGAGACGATTGAGGTCATCGAGGTTATGGTTGCGGGCTGGCCTCCCGAGACCGCCTACAGGCTAGGCAACGTACTTAAGTACCTGTGGCGGCATCGTGAGAAGGGCGGCGTGGAGTCGCTGCGGAAAGCCCAGTGGTACTTGCAGCGTGAGATTGACGCGCTGAAAGAGTTTGAGGAAACTTAGCCCAAGCAGATAATGCACAGGCGGTACGGTGTTTTACCGGACGCCTGGTTGCGACAAACCCAACACGGCCCGTCACCCTTTACCTTGCCCGACAGCAGCCGCTTTACAGCCGCACGCTGCCGATGGTATTCGCGCTTGGTTTGCCGTATCTCTTCCAGCGTGCGCCTTCCTTGCCGCACAGGCTGTTTGGCCTTGTACATCGCCCGTTCTTTGTTGCCACAGTCACGGCAGGCAGCGCGAAGACCGCCCCGCCCGTTGTCACGGTAGTCCGTCAGCGGCTTCATGGTTCGGCAGCGGGTACAGACTTTCATCGCCGCTCCTTGTAGTCCGTGCAGACCCGTTTGTGACCCCAATGGTCAGGCCTGTCGTACTCCCACCGCAGTCCCTTGCCCTTGTAGAAACGTGGCTTGTGGCCCTTGTCGCATGGGTCACGACCGTCCCAGTCGGTCACGGGAAAGTAGAACTGGCACTTGTAGCAATTAACGGCTTTCACGCTGCCACCCATAGTCAGCCATCACCTCGGCTTCCGTCTCGCCTGTGCAAATGCGGGTGTACGCCGCTTGCAGCCAATGCTCGCCCATAATGTAGCCGGGGTGGCGTTGGGCAGCAATAACAAGGGCGGCGAAACGTTCGAGCTCCTCATCAGTGATTTCGCGGGCAATCTCGGGCATTGCCTCCCGCGCCATGCGGACGATGTCATTGCGGTTCATTTTGCCCTCTCGCACGGATGGCTTTGGCAACTTCACGCATCCACCTTACATCAAAGTAATCAGACATATCGTCACATTGCCTTTCAAGGGCATACGCAACCCACTCACGTTCTTTAGCAAGTGCAGCTTTTATCATAGGCTCATCGCAACACTTGCTGTTTTTTAATGTACGGTTTTCTTTTCGCAAGCAAACATTTTCAGCGGAAAGAGCCTCAACAAACTTCAACAATTCATCATGGTTCATGCGCCGCCCCTCACCGACTCCCAAACGCCGCGCAGGATGCACCCGGCAACCAGCAGCCAAATAGCCGCGCAGACAGCGCAGGCCACGACGATGGCGTAGCCAAACAGTTCCAGTTCAGTCATCGCAGCGTCTCCGGCTTGTGTACGTTACGCCGCAAAACTTCGTTCTCCTCGCGGAGGAAATGGTTGTCGATAATTACGCGCTCTAGTTCAGCCTGCAAAGCGCGGAGCCGGGCTTCTAGGCTTGGCGCGCGGTCTAGCAGGTCAAAGTCTGCCTCGTTCATAGTTTGCTTACCTCGTTGATTCGTTCGCCTATCCACGACATCACCGGCACAGCCATTGAGTTGCCCAGTGCCTGGTAGCGAGGGCCATCTGGTGACTCGGGCTTGTTGCGCCAAGGGATGTTTGTGTAGCCGTCTGGGAAGCCTTGCAGGCGCTCACACTCCACAGGGGTGAGGCGGCGAACCTGCATAGCGGTAGCAATCGCCGGAAGCGGACGCCCGCCGCCAGTAGGACTGCCCTTCAGCAGCGGCCCAGTCGCCTCATCCATGCCGGGCGCGTTGTTCTCATAGTCAACGCCGCCGATGTATGGCTGAATGATGGTCGCGTGCGCTGCGTTGTCCCTTGCCAACGTGTGACATGGGTCGCCGGGCTTGCGGTTCTGTCGGTTTACAGGCGCGGTAATTTGATAGAAATCGTATGGCACGGGTTGCGCTACCGCATGAACATCCGTCTTGGTCAACGTGAACATCGCGCCACTAGCGTCTGCTCCGCTGCCCTGCGGACCGGCGTGTTCACTGCGACCAATGACCGTGCCTTGGATAGCAACGGGGATGTACGCGCCATGCCCGTCAAGTTCCGTATGCGACCGCAGACCGCGGTTTCCAAGTGTGCCGGCTACTGACTGCGCCACATCGAAGACGCCCCCGGTGATAACTATCGGCGTCTGCCCCTCGTCCAGCGTTGTGTTGATGCCTTTGTGCATCCGCTGAGTAAGGCAATTTGCTATCGGCTGGCACAAATAGTCCCCCCCCCCGGCAATGTGTTGGTCTTCTAGCCCTTGCTTACTGCCAAAATGAGCATTCAGCGTCGGGCTTACTTCTGCGGGCCAGCCACTTGCTGTAGCGCCAGGCGCAACGCTTCCGGAAGTTCCTTTCCGCGCTTGTCTGCTCGGCGCAGGATGCCCCGACAAGCTGTGTCGCTCAAAAAGAACCGCTGCGGCACGGTGCCAGTCTCCAAGGTGTCCGACAACGAACACACGGCGGCGGCGCTGGGCCACTCCGAAGTACTGAGCGTCAAGCACTCGGTACGCCCACCCATACCCGAGTTCTGCCAGCCCTCGAAGTAGGGCGGCAAAATCTCGTCCTCCTTCACTGGATAGGACGCCGGGGACGTTCTCCCATACCAGCCACTGGGGCCGATAGCGTTGAGCAATGGCAAGGTAGGTAAGCATGAGGTTGCCACGCGGGTCATCCAGTCCCTTTCGGAGTCCGGCGACGCTGAAGGATTGGCAGGGAGTTCCTCCGACGAGAACATCGATATTTGCATCAGGCCATTCCTTAAAGCGGGTCATATCGCCCCAGTTAGGGACGTTGGGGTAATGGTGCGCCAGAACGGCGCTGGGAAACTTCTCAATCTCGCTGAACGCAACAGGCTCCCAGCCCATGTGATGCCAGGCACAGGTTGCGGCTTCAATGCCGGCACACACAGACAAGTACTTCACAGCGCCGCCCTCAGTTCTTCCATCTGGTGTTCCATCTTGCCAATCTGCTTGTGCAGCAGGTCAATGACCTCCCGCTGGGCAACGATGACCTTTTCTAAGGCAATGATGGTGTCGTCTGAGCGCACGGTGGCTTCTTTGTAGCGTGCTAGTAGCACTTGTTCTTGCGGTGTCATGTGTTTTCCTTTTCCAAAGATGTAAGCAGCGGATAGTTCCGCTGCCCACACCAACTCCCGCCTGTAATCAGAACGGGATTTCATCGCTGAAAGCTTCGTCAGCGGCTTTCTTGTCATCGAACGGCGCCGGCACAGCAGCTTCCCCACTCGGCTTGCCGCCCTGCAAGGCAATGTCCGCCACATCGCAGGTGATGGACGCGCCCGGCCCGTTCTTCGTGGTGTACGTCCGCAGGTCAAACTGCCCGTAGACGGTCACCGGAGTGCCCTTGGTGATGTACTTGGCGACCTTCTCGGCACGCTGCCCGAACATGGAGCAGTCAACCCACAGCGCGTGCTTCTTGTCGCCAAACCCCACGTCCACGACAACCTTAAAGTTGGCAACAGCGCGGCCCTGCGGCGTCTGACGGAGTTCTGCGTCCTGACCGACGCGACCAGTAATTGTGATGATGTTCATGCTTAGACCTTAGTGATGGTGGAACGCTTCTGGACGATGGCCTTGCGGGCCTCGGCCTTCTCATGCTCAACGAGATTCTCGGTGGCCTTGTACAGGTTGCGGAGAACTTCCTCGTTGGTGGCATCCTCGGTCGCTGCCAGCAAGTCCAGCAAGGCGTTGCTAGGCTTGGCAGGGGGCGCTACGGGTGCAGAGCGACTATGTGCCGCCGACTGCCCGTCATCGTCCTCCTGAGCCACGCCAGTGGCTGCTGCGAGGCTGTAGCGGCGCAGATAGGTCGTGGCAGCGCCTACGCCCTGTGCGTCCACCTTAGCCGGCGTGCAGGACGCTACCGACGTAACGTAGCCGCCTTCCTTGTGGACCAGCGCAGTCGTGACGGACACCAGCCCGTCGCTGAACCCCGTGGACTGCACAATGGCAATACCGTGGCGGGAGTAGACCGGGCGCACCGTGTTCAGCACCTCGGCAAGGTCAGCGTAGGACGGCCTGCCGTTCTTGCTAAACCCGCCGTTGACTGCGTTCTTGGTAGCGTTCTCCACTTCGGACTGTGCAAGCGCAAGCGCGGCAAACAGTGCGGCGTTGCTGTGGTCAAGATTCATCATTTCGCTTTCTCCTGAAGCATGGAAATCGTTGCGTTTATTTCGTTTAGGAACTTGCAGACCTCGGTTTCGAGGTTGTCGATATATGCCTGGTCACGCTCAACCCGCTGGCAATAGATGTCCATGCCTGCCGGTAGCCGCTGGTCGTAACTGACAAACCAGTTGTACTTCGCTCCGGTCAGCCACATCTGACCCTGCACCTGCGCCATGTGCATGGGGTCCATGCCGTCCATGACGGTCTGCAAATGGGTCTGGGTGGTCGGACACTTGAACTCGACCAGCCCCTCGCCGCCGTCCAGCACGCCATCTGGTGAGGCTCCTGCCATCAGCACGGGATGCTTGATGAACCCCACAAGGTCCACGGCAAGCCCGGTCTTGCGGGTGAATGCATCACGCGCAAAACCCTCTTGGTCGATACCCCACTGCATCGCGGCGTTGACGTAATGCTCAGTAGCGCGGCCCGTCAGGCGCTCGGTCACAAGCTGCCACAGGTAGGTGTCGCGGGCGGCAAGGTAACCGCCCTTCTTGCCCGGCAGCAGGTGCTTAAACTGGCTGGCAGTTACAAAGCCCA